GTACTCAGACCATTTAGGTTCTGGTAGTACGTGTAGACTACGTTTGCGCTTTGCCATAAAAGGACTCCTTCTCTAATTACATCTATAATTATAACAGAAAGAATCCTCATTTGTCAAGCCCTTAATCAGTTAATATTTTGAAATCCACAATCTTTTCGTAAATGATAGTTCTCCAACCTTCTTTTTCTATGTCATAAACTACCATTGAGGTGTTGGAAGGAATACGAGGAGCTTTTACTTCCGGAACAACTGATTCTTGTAAAGTACAGGTCATTTCACGTAGAGAACCATCTGCTTTCTGAAACAAAAATTTGCCATTAAACTTCTGCAAATTAGATCTTACACCTGCTCTCCATTCAACATCATTTCGTCTTGGATGAAAATTAGTAATATTTGGCATACTTGTCTCCTATGTGATGATTCCACTTGTAAACTCACGATAGGCTTTTTCAACCTGTTCGTTAGTCTTGTCCATAAATACTACTTGTCCATTGTAAAAATGTCCAATGTCAGGCGCTGGAGTTCCTGACATACATAACCCTGCTGCAAAACCCATTCCTTCCTGACTGTGTACAATCATTCTTGGATCGTGTATTGTGATACAGGATTCTGAGGCTTCTGCATATTTACCTATAAACTCACCTACTGTTGTCACAACGGAAACAACATCATTCTTTTTTATCATTACCTTTCACCTTTTTATCAATTAACCAACTCAATTTACTTCTTACACTTCGATCTAAACGATTCAATTGTTCTTTTTCTGTAGCACTCAAAGGTATGTCGGGTTCAATACCAAAATCTTCTGGTTCTTTTTCAACTACCTTTTTGGTTACAAAAGTTATCTTTTCCCCTCGCCGCTCTTTCAAACTCATATTGGTTGCAACAACTAGTAAGATAGCTAGAGGATCAAATACAATTATTAATAGTATTATAACACCTCTCACAGCTTTGTCAATAGTTGCCTTGTCAGTATTTCCGTATATCATTTCTGCTACGTACAATATCGGACCTACTTCCACTTCTATTTGTAACTGCTCCGTTTCCAATATCAATTTGTCATCTGATATTCTGTCTATTTCGGAAAGTGCTGCATCTATGATTCCGTTAAGTTCATTTCTTTCTTCAGTCTGTCTTTCTCTTGTAGCTACAGCACCGTCCTCACCTCGTATTCTGTCATAATCAATAAGTGTCTGTACTGTTTCGTCTAGTTGATCTAAGACAGTCTGAGCATCAGTTATTCTACGTTCTTCGTTCTCTATCAGCCTATCTAAACGTGCTACCTGTAATGTGTTGTCCCCGGTAGAAACTGTTTGCTCCAAATGTGCTTTGGACAGGAATCCAAAGATACCCATAGATGTAATTACAGATAAAATGATAACTGCGCTAGTAAAATATGTTTTTAAAAGTATGGTTGTTGTTTGCCAATATCTATACAGCCATGATGCTGTAACTAGTTTTGCTACTTCCAAAACAACACCCATTGCTAATATAGCTGTTGCTGCGGCAGGAAAAATAGCCATCAGTCCTACAATAGAGAACCATCCTGCTACTACCGATACCGACAACGCAGACAATAATAAAAGTGCTATGAAAAACATTTAGGTGTCCACTCCTTAGGAACAAAGTCAGCCAATGGCTCTTTGTTCAGTCTTATATTTAACATAGAGTTTAAACATTTAGGGTCATGGCGTTGTTGCCACTGTAACAAAAACTCTTGCATCTTAGCATGAGACTTCTTCTCAAACTCAGCAATAGTTTCTTTTGCAAGTTCACCTTCATACTCCTTAACGTACTTGGAGCTACCATAATATTTTTCATAGAGCCTTTGGGGCTTGCCTGAGTATCCTATATAATAATCACCATTAGGAAAATATGTGCAATAAACTCTATGTATCTGTTTCTCTTTTGGTTTCCGTGTTTTCTTCTTTGCCATCAAGTACATCCTCATAATCAGATGTACTATTTATATACTCTTCGGCCGTAGTGAATTTCATATCTTTTTTACCAAAGACACGTTCCCAATTTTCATTATACTTCTGCTGATCTACTTTTCTATATCGAGAGCCTTTGCCCCCATGCCACTTGTCACTCATTCCAAAACTCCTCATCAGATAAATCTACAAAATCGTCTAGTGTTACTTCAATATCAAGTTCTTTACCACAAAAACAGCAGTAACCTACCATGTAGTGATTTTCAGACATATCATGTTGTATGCTAAACTCAGCATTACACTTTTCACATTCTACAGTTTTCTTTACTACGAGACTTGACATACACCTATTCCTGTCTTATACAAAAAATCTTTGCCGCTTCCTTTTGAAGCAGTGTAATCATTTATATAGTACACCATACATATCCCTGCTTGATAAATTAGTTTAGCACACTCGATACAAGGATAATGTGTAACAAACAACACAGCGCCTTGACTTGAATCTGTAGATTTACACAACTTCATCAATGCGTTGGCTTCTGCGTGTAAAACTTCTGGTTTGGTTTCATAGTAAATATTTGTTCCTGTGTCTATAGTATGCTCACATTCATTACTCCAACCCGAAGGCATACCATTATAACCTATTGACAGTATTCTATTGTCTTTTACTATAACACAACCAACCTGTGCTTTCTTTGCTGTCGATAGTTTTGCCGTTTCGCTAGCTATATTTGCAAAATAACTTAGAAACTTTGATTTCACGCCCACACCTCAGACCAGTTGCCTGTTAATGCACCTCTAGCATAGTCTGTTGCTCTGTTTTCAAAAAAGTTTGTGTGAGTAGGAGCGTTAATCATTTCCTCAACCCACAACAATGGGTTTCTTTTTACTTTGAATATACCTTTCAGTCCCAAACTAATCAGTCGCCTATCAGCAATGTAACGTATATACTTCTTGACATCTTCAGGTGTTAGTCCTTCCATTGGACCCATTGCAAAGGCTAAATCAATAAACTTATCCTCAAGTTCTACCATCTTCTCAGCAATGGTGTATATAGAGGACTTCAAGCTGTCATTCCAAATTTCAATATTTTCTTCTACATATTCACGAAACAACTTAATCATAGACTCAGCGTGCTGTGTCTCGTCAACGATAGACCATGTAACAATCTGTCCCATGCCTTTCATCTTACCGTGACGTGGGAAGTTCAGCAACATAATGAAAGAGGAGAACAACTGCATACCTTCTGTAAATGCTGAGAAGGCAGCAATATTTGTTGCCACTGATTCTGTAGTCCCATTCTTGTTTGACATATCCATGAAGTATTCATGCTTGTCTTTCATAGCATCGTATTCAAGGAACTCATTATATGTGGAGTCAGGCATACCTAGTGTTTCAATAAGATGCGAGTATGCCGCTACGTGTAGTGCTTCACGTGCTGCGAATCCTGCTAACATCATACGGACTTCAGGTTGTTTGAAGTATGGAAGATAGTTATTGACATAGCCGCCTGCTACATCAATGTCACCTTGTGTAAAGAAGCGGAAGATGTTTGTGAGAAATGATTTTTCAGCTGCTGAAAGTTTTGTTTTCCAATCTTTTACGTCCTCTGCCATTGGCACTTCTGTGTGTAGCCAATGTGACTGTTCGTGTTTCAACCAAGCATCATACGCCCAAGCATAATTAAAAGGTTTGAAGTACGCTCTTTCTTCCGTTAATTTAGTCATCTATCCTTGCCTTCTCTAAGTTTTGTATTAGTTCTTGTTTGTAATTTTCATCAAATAAATGGTACACTACAATTTGCTCACAATTTCTATATAACACAGGGTGTTCATACATTTCAAAAGGCAAACATCTTGTACCTTGTTTTTTATATGTATGTTGATAAATTCTATTATTAAATATATGTTTTTTATAGTAAGGACTTTCTGCTCTTCTTCTTTGCACACTTACTAATTTATTTGCAAGTGCAATATTATCAGTTTCAAAGGTTATAACACCACCTTTGTAACTTCTACCATCAAAACAATTATCTGATATAGCAAAACTTATCTTATGAAATTCAGCAGTTCTTTTACTTGAGAATGCTCTTGCTGTGCAATATATATTGTTGTCTAAATCAAAAGGATAGTAACCACAACCAAGAATTATTTTTCCGTGTTCCTTATATATAAAATATCCAGATTTGTGGCCATCAAATCTTTTTTCTTTATACAACGCATATAAAAGCGTGTGTGGTTTTACCTCCCAGTTTTGATATTCTAAATTTTTAGTAGCAGGTACATCACTGTCAATAGCTGCTTTACAAAAGTCTATAATTTCATCTACAGGATAAGTGCTGTCTATTTTTTCTATCATGCCAAACCATAATCTTCAAGTCCTGCTTTCACAAAAGCAAGTTTTCTTTCTTTACACCAGTAACATTCTGAACACCTACCCCAATCTTGTTCTGTACAAGAATGTGTGACAGGTATAATATGATTTAGTATTCCTAAATCTTTAGCAAACAACAACGTCTTATCTTTTGTGAAATAAAAATAAGGTTGTTCCATAAACTGTAAAATTCTGTCATCAGGCCGTCTTCTAGGTTCAGGATCCATATGGTATTCTAAATCTTCAAAGTAAGCTGTGTCTGCTACCAATGCAAATTTTTCGTATTTCTTTATGACATCTCTTATGCCAGATATTGTAGTCTCAGTAGGATCATCTGTTTTTTCTCCTACCATAGTAGGCTCAACAACTGGTATATCTAATAAATGACAAGTTACTTCCATCACTTTTTTAGAGTGATGTTCTGCACCATCTAACTTTGGTATAGTATAAGGCTCACACTCCTGTCCTCTCTCCATACATATTTTTTTAGCAGCATACCAAAGTGTAGCACTGTCAAAACCACCTGATACTAAAATACCTATGGGTTTATTTTCAGGTATAAATTTTGCTACATGATCTAAAGTTATGTTTTCCATCAACCCTCACACGCAATACATACATCTTCTTCTACCATAGCAGTGAGATCAAGTTCTTTAATTATTTGTCTCTCTATGCGTGTAGAAACTTTGTCTGCCTTACCCAACTTTTCAGAACGACAATAGTATAGTGTTTTCAATCCTTGTTTCCAAGCTAAGTAATGTATAGCGTGTAGGTATTTGATATTGGAATCAGGTCGGAAGAATAAATTAAGCGACTGTGCTTGGTCGATATACTCTTGCCTAGTTGAAGCGTGTTCTATAACCCAACGCTGATCTATCTCCATTGCTGTTTTAAACGTATCTTTTTCCCATTCATCAAGAAAGGTCAAGTGTTGCACTGAACCGTCATTAGAAATTATTGAAGACCAGACTTCATCTTCTGTCTGTTTTGTTTCCCCAGTTTCAATCTTACTTTTAATGAGATCCACCAAATACTTATTTTTGTTGAGATATGCTCCAGAAAGTGTGTCTTGCCTGTAAGCATTTGCCCTAAAAGGTTCAATAGATGGTGAAGTGTTACCCATAATGATAGAACTAGAAGCGTTGGGAGCGATAGCCATAACATGACTAAACCTTCTTCCTGTGTCAACTGCATCAGGCGCTTCTCCTCGTTCACTACCCAATTCCAGATTTGCTTCATCTAGTTTACTCCTAATGTGTTTGAACATTCTTAGGTTAGCACTTTTTGCCATAGCACTTTCCCAAGGTAATTTTTTTGATTGTAGATAGGCGTGAAATCCTAATGCTCCAACTCCTATGCTCCTTTCACGGCTTGCAGAAAATACTGCTCTACTAACTTCTTTAGGTGCATTGTCAATAAAGTGTTGTAATACGTTATCCAACATTTCTGCAATATCTTTAAGAAACATTGTGTTCCTTGACCAAGAATCATAGTATTCTAAGTTTACTGAGGACAAACAACATACTGCTGTTCTATCTTTGTCTGTAGGCAAAATTATTTCTGAACAGAGATTGGACTGGTGTATTTTTAATCCCAAGTCTTTTTGCCACTCAGGCAACTGCCTGTTACTTGTATCAATATAGTGAATGTATGGTTCGCCTGTTTCCATACGTAGTTCAAGTATCTTCTGCCACAGTTCTTTTGCAGATACAGTTTCACGTATTTCACCCGTGTGTGGGTCTGTGAGATTCCAGCCGTCATCTGCCTCAGGGTCTGTCATACAGCGTTCAATAAGTTCCATGAACCTGTCATTGATATTGATACCGTGATGTAAGTTCAAACAACGAACATTGGGGTCGCCTGTAGGCTTTCTCATTTCAAGGAACATCAAAACATCGGGGTGAGAAATATCAAGATAAGTAGCGTAACTGCCCCTGCGTGTGCGTCCCTGGCGATATGCGAGGCACGATGAATCGTAAGTCTTGAGATGAGGCATAACACCAACAGACTTATCATCGGAGGAACGGATGCCAAAACCAATGCCAACGCCACCGCCGAGCATAGATAGCCAATTCGTTTCAGATAAGTTATCAACTAGTCCCTCCGCTGTGTCGTTAATATAGTTTAGGAAACAAGATATTGGCATACCTTTCTTGGAACGACCATAAGACAAAATAGGTGTAGAATATGAAAGCCAATGTTTGCTTGAGTATTCATACAATCGTTGTGCGTGTTCAGGATCAGAACCAAACTTAGAACTGACAAAAGCAAAACGCTCTTGAGGAGATTCTTCTTCCTCTCTCATATAACTTTCTTTCAGTCTTTGCAAACCTAATTTGTCAAATAATTCGTCACGGGACAGGTCAATTTGAATACCCATATATTCTTTCTTAGCCATATTTTGCGCCTGTTAGTTCTTCGACTGCTTGCACAACATCAGGAAAATGATGTGATAAAACTTCCCAACATTTTGCAGCTACTTCCATATGTTCTTTTTGTGTTCCGTTTGCCATCCTCAAATCACAATAATGTACCCAACTTCTCAACGTGCCTGCCATGTACAATGTTGTTTCAGTATTACCCTCAGGTAACACAACACGTGCTTGTTCCTTTGCAATACCTTTATCCAAAGCCCACTCATAAACTTCTTTAGCTTTGTTCACAACTTCATGCTGTTTCATGTTCCAATCTTCTTGCAGAGTCCTATCATCAGTCTCCACAGAGTTCTGCCTATTCTTAGGGTCTTGTAAGCGTGCCTCTCTGTCCACATAGTTCGATGATACGGCGTATCGCTGACTAAACTCCTGAAAACTAAAACTACGGTGCCTAATAATCTGTCTACTAATGTCCCTGGTCGTCTTTATCTCCATGGTGACAGAAACCATTTCAAATGGGCTCCAGTGGGCGTTTTTAATTAGATATTTTAGAAGTTTAGGTGCTGTTTCTGCGTTATTTTGATTCCCTGGGTTACTTACACGGGCTGCATAAGCAATAAGTTCGTTAGCCGTATGACACCCTGTTATTGCTGAGGGTTGTGTCATTCCTACAAGCGATACTTCCATTAACATTTTCTCCATTGTGTAAATTGCAATTGTGCTTCAAGACCTTGGTAGGTATTATTACTTATAATATATTTTATTTTGTCCTGTGTCAAGCCTGACGTTATCATTTCATTTATGTCTTTTTCGTAAATGTAATCAGGCCAAATGCAAACTTTGTTTCCTGCATCAATTTGATCCTGGATAAGTTTACATACTTCTTTGTTACGTGGTTGATTGTCAAATATCATCGTAAAAAATGTCAACCTCAATTTGTCTACTTTACCGAATGCTGTGCCTACACAGGCAATAGCGTTGTCGATAAACAAACTGTCAATGGGACCCTCAACAACATAGACTTCTTCATCAGTATTCACAGTGTCAAGTCCAAACACCTGCAAGTCATTTTCTTTTATTTTTAACTGAATATATCTAAGTTTCTCACCCCTCATGCCTCTCAGTGTCAAACCAGACAACTGTCCATCGGATGTGATACAAGGGAGTGCCAATCTAGGTTGCTTGATATTTAGTGCCTGAGTGTATTTGGTATTCAACTGTGACAGTGTACGAATGTCATCAACATAATACAGTCTATGAAATTGTGATTTAGGTATCTTTCTGCTTTGACAATATTTTACTGCTTCGTGGTCAGATGGTAGTGTATCAAGTCTGTCCATGAGATTGTCAATCAAGCGTGAGGGCTTGTCAAAGTCAGGTTTGAAATCAAAAGCAAAGTCAGGATTCGGTTCAGTTTTAGGTTGTTCATCTTTTTTGACAAACTTCTCCATAACGTATTCTTTGTAGAGGAGGTTGTCAATCTGTTCTATAAATTTACCGAGTGTGGTGCCAAAGCCGCAGTTATGACAACGATAAAACATATCGTTTTCTTTGCGATACAGATAGCCTCTAGCTTTACTTTTCTTTACTTGGGAATCGCCGCAAATAGGACATCTGCAGTTAAATAGGTAGTCATCCTTACGTTGGAATCTTTCCAACTTGTTGGACAACATATTTACAAATTTGAGATCAATATATAAAGACATGCTATAATAATACAATAATAAAAAGGGTTTGTCAACCTCCTATCATTTTCATCACGGAAGAAAATGTCACATCATTTCCAACTAAAACACCGCCGGCTATAAATGCACCGAGAATTATCCAACGCCACTTTTCTAGAGCAGTAATTCTGGCATCCAACTTTTCCTGATTCTCCACCATATGAGACTTCAAGTCTTTGATAGCTTCAAGAACTTTATCTATCTCGTCAGACATTTTGTTTTCTAACTCTCTAGTATTCGTAGTCAATCTTGAATGTAGTTCTTTTACTTCATTATCAAACTTATTTTCGGCAACATTTAATTCTTGTTTCATTTCTTTAAACTCTCGGTCACCCTCAGATAAACGCTGTTCATGTACTGCTAACATTTGACTTATGTTATTATTTACGTCTGTGATTTTATCTAAGGCAACCTCAAGTTTCTCAAATAAATTTCCTATTTGAGAAACGTCATTTTTTACGAGTGCTACCTCTGTTTCTAAGGATTTAACCGTTGCCATCTTTCTTTTTCTTCTTCCTACGTATCATTGGCATCATTACAGGATCTCTACCCGGTTCTGCTTGATTAGGCTTACTAGGATTATCAACTCCTAGTCCGGCTATTGCTCCACCTGCAACTCCCATTTCTTCATTGAAAGATTTAAAAGAAAGTACATTGTGTTCTAGAAGTTTTGCTTGTCTTTGGACTTCCTCAAAGTTCTCAAATAAATCCAACTGTATTTCAAGATCTTCATCAGTTAAATTATCTAGTTCTTTGTTTTCTCTAAGTATACTCAATGCTGCTGCTACTGTCAAGAGTCTCTTTGCGTTTCTGTCAGGTGACTTCATCAAAGCACGTTGCAATTTAAATACGAAACGCTGCAGCATAGAATAAGAATCTTTCTCCGTTCCGGTTACTGGATTCTTAATCTTTTTTCCGTCTTTGTCAACAATACCTAACTTATATGCTTGACTGCCTTCAATAGGAGTAGCTAGCATTCTAAGTATTCGTATTGTGACATATCCGTCTGCTAATCTTGACATTATAGTTTTCTCAATATGTTAATTAAACTTTCGTTTAACGGTATGTCAGTTTCTATTATACCTTTACTCACTATTGTCTGTAAAGGCATTCTATGTAAATAAACTAAGTATGTTTTTAAATCAGACCAGTATTCTTCGCCCAACTTATAAAACAACATATGTGTTGCAGCCTCATCAAAAACATTATATAGGACTACCAAATGATTCAAAATTAATCGTTCATTTGCCTCGCCTGTTTTTTGATACCGATTTAGAAGTCTCTTTATATATTTTATTCTATTTAGGTCTTCTTCTAAATCTTTTATTCCTACTGAACCTGGGCTGTAATAATGTTTAACCGCATAGATAAAAAAATTATCTTCATTCAACTCAATCATATACTAATTTCCTATGAATACGAAGCAGTACCTCCTATCATATACCACTTGCTATTAGTATATATCATAGTTGCTGTCTCACCTGCAGCATCAAATGCAACATTACCTTCTACGGATGATCCGGTGAGTGTCAATGTATGACCGCCAGTGTTACTAGTCATAATAATGATTTTAATTTGCCCAGCAGATCCTGCAGCTAGACTCATGTTACCACCAGAATCAGGATTATTCAAGAACGTGATGTTAGTTGTAATGTCAATGGCACCTGACGTTGTTTGTGTGTCAGTGTCCTGAATTTGAATTTTGTCACTAAAAACAGTAGGTGTAGCAACAGCACCAAAAAAGTTTGCCACAGTGATTTTTTTACTTGTGCTTGACTGCACAAGATACATTGAATCAGAAGAGGCGGCCGATGTGGCCGCCGTTAGTTCTGAGAGTTTCGCATCTGCCATAAAAATACTCCTAAATTAAAAGTATTTATTATGAGTCTGGGAACTCAGTATCGTCTGAGGCATCACCCATATCAGAGATTGCTGTGTCAGTAAGTGCTACTAGAACTTCGTGTTGAAGTTTGCTGTTGATGCCATTCACGTTGAAAGTCAATGAAGCACCTCCACCGCCGCCTAGAGCACCATCAGTTACAGTGATAACGTCATTATCTGCATGACCTGAACCACCTGATATTACGTTTACGTATGCTGCACCACCAGAGTCAACCTGAATTTCAAAAGTTCCGCCTGTACCTGAACCACCAGTAGAAACACCAGTGTCACCTACAGTAAGAAAGTATTTGCCGCCTTTACGAGAAGCGTCTGCTGCACCAATAGTGTCAACGGATGAAATACGTCCTGTTGCTGTTTCAGTTCTCTTAACCCAACCTGAGTGAGAAACGCCTTTACCGTCTCCGGTTGCCGCTGAAACTTCTTCGTCAGCTACACCGAATACGTCAGCAGCTAAAATTTGAATAGTATCAGTAGCAGTGTCACCAACACCAGTGATGTCAATCTGTGTGCCTGCGTTTGCGTTTGAAGCTGAACTAGCCAACTGATAGTCATGTTCAGTATCAGCAGCCGCATCGCCTGCGATAATGTAGTAAGTGGTGCCACTTACCAATCCAGCAATAGCAGTTCCTGCTGTAGTATAAACAACCGCATCTCCTGTTGCGAAACCATGTTTAATATTAATGGTATCGTCAGTAGCGTTTACAACATCAGTGCTAGTGCTATCAATGGTAAAAGTAGTGGCTTCACTCTGAGGCTTATTAGCCTGAGTATCTGTATTTCCCCAACCAGCCATTATTGTTCTCCTAAGTTTTCTGTTTTATTTAAAATTTTTGCGAGAAGTCTATAAGATTCTGCTTTGTCCGTGCCTTCTTTAATCATCTTTCGGAGCCGTTGTATTTCTTCCTCAACGTCCTTTTTAAGAGGAGCCATGCCTTTTTGGGCACCTTTTTGTTTCATGTCTCTTTTTGCTCGCTTCTCAGCATCTTTTGCAGCCTGTCCACTTTGCACTCTTTCTGCTGCTCTTCTAATCATTTGCAGTCTTTCAGGAGTTGCAGCAGGATTTCCGTATTCATCCAACTGTTCCGCTTCTTCCTTAGCAAGTTTCTTAGCTGCTGTTTGAATGCCTTTGCTTCTCATATAGGCTTTCTGATCTTCTTTATCACCAGGACTGCTAGACATATCAGAAGGATCTGCCTTTGCTAACTTGTAAGCTGCCTTAGAAGCAAGGTTTACGTTTGACTTTTTCTTTGCAGGATCTGCTGCCTTTTGAATATATGAAGAAAGAGTAGACTTTTTCAGTTCATCAACTTGTTCTACTTCTTCTTTCTTCATTGCCTTGTTGATAGCTTTACGTCTTTTCTTGAGGTAAGCATCAGAAGAATCTGAATCACCGTCATTGTCAATGTCATCGTCTTCTTGTCCAACGGGATCCATTTTAGTTGCTTCATCAACTACAGCAAAAAATTCAGCCTTTTTATCCTCTGGTAAGTCTCTGATGTTAGTGACACCGTAGTATTCAAGTGCTGCATCAAATCTTTCTTTATAAACTTCATGGAAATTTGCTACTTCTTCGTCCATGCCAGCTTTGCTTTTTTCTTTCTTTAGTTCGGGTGACAGCATTCTGTACTTATCACGCTTACGAACAGAGAGTCTTCTGGCTTTGTTTTCAGCCGTTTTTCTCATTTTTTCTTCTTCTTCAGGACCGTCAACAATCCTGACGTTCTCATCAATTTCCACAGTGGATTCCTCCGTCTGATATTTCGACCTTTGTGTGTTTAAAGTTCTTGCACGATTAAAAACAGCTTGGTCTCCTAATACGAAATTTTGCAATTTGTCTAAATATACAGACATTACATTTCTTTCATCGGGAGTCAATAGAACACCTAGGCGAGACTTACCTATAGCTCGCATAAGAACTTGTAGTTTAGCATTTGGTATGATGCCTTGTCTAACAAGCTGCTGTAGTCGTTGTTTTTGTGTTTTATTCATACTGGTATTTATAACCTGTATGACTTAGACTACTTTTTAATTTTAAACTTTTTCGCTGCTTGTTTTTTGGCTACTGGACGTGCTGCTTTGTACTTCTTAGACTTCTTGGCAGCTGATCCTTTCCTGTTTTTCATGCGTTGTATTTCCATTTTACGCATATTAGGAAGTAATCTAACTGAAAGTCTTTGTACTAGTGGGGCGTATAGCTGCAACATTTTTTCTAAACGTGCCTTTTCAGCAGGCGGCATATTAGTTTTGCTTCTGCCTCTTAGTAGACGTTTATAAACTAATCCTCTCGCACCTCTTGTTGCACGTTTCTTCAAACGGTCAGGTGTAGAGCCTCTTCTCAGTGCAATGTTTCTAGCTACTTTTAACTTTTGTCTGTTCTTTCTTGCTGCAAATCTACGCTTGAGTCTGCCTTGTACTGACAGTACCTCAGTAATTTGCACTTCGTCATGTGGATCGTTTGAATCAATGTCATCCATTAGTTCATCTTCATCGTATAATTCAAGATCAATTGCCATTTGCCAATTGAACACATCTACATCGTGTTCTAATGCCCTGACGTCTTTATCATTCAGAGGAACTATACCTGCCTCAGGGGCATTGATTTCATTGTCTTTTCTGTATTCTGCTTTTGTTTCTCCTGCCTCACCTTCTTCATAAATTTTACCTTTGTGCTTATCCTTTCGACTGTAATCATTCTTACGGTCTCTGTGAGTAGCAGGCTTGTTAAATTTATTCATGTTTTTGGCTACAGGATCTTTCTTACTCATTTCCTTAGCCTCCTTTACTTTCTTTTTCTCGCCGGGAGTTTTACTTTTCATGTATTGAGTACCTTTATCAGTACCCCATTCATGTCCACCCATGGAAGAATCATACTTGATTTCTTCATGGTGCATATTTAGCAAGTAGTGTGCTAAATTCTTTTTACCCTTACTAGATTTTTTACTGGAACGTATGGCTTCCAATTCTGCTTTAGTAGCATCTTTTGGAATACCGTGTCTGTTTACTTCAGTAAATTCTTTAAAGGTTTTCATTTAATCGCCACGCTTAGCACCTAAGTATGCAGCTACTGCCATCTTTCTGCGTTTTGCTTTTGAGGCTCCTCTAAACTGAGGTGCGTCTGACTTGTAAAAGTCGTTTATATATTTTTTGATTCCCATTGAAGGATTAAGTTTCTCCAATAAAGGGCAGCCTGTCATATCAAAATCGTCATCCCAATAATCTTTTTCTATTTGTCTTTCTTGGTGTCTTTCAATAGCCTTGCGTCTCTTTGCTGCATCTGCATCATAAGCAGCGGGTCCGTGCTTACTGCCGTCCTTGTTTCTCTTTTTATAACTCGGCTGTTTGTGATATTGAGATGCCTTAACACCATCTCGCCGGCCAATCCTCAACTCAGCGTGTGCTGGTATATTTTTATTAGCTTTCTTTTTACCTTCTTCTCTTTCTTTGTCAGCAGCTTGGACTCTTTTCTGATAAGAGGTATACTTACCATCACGGGAATCTTTTTCTTCAGCAGCAAGTTTACGTGCATCAACATTTCTTACATAACTAGCAACATCATGTGCGTGACTTTGTTTTGTCTTACTAGGATCTTTTTTCATCCTTTTTTCAAGTTCTTTTGCAGCATATGCGTAGTTTCTTTTGTTCAATGTTTTGGATTTCATTATCTTGTCAACAAGACCTTCATCCATTTTCATTCTTTCTAATACTTTTTTCTTTACTTCGGGTGACAAGTCCTTAAAGTGATACAGGTTTTCACTATCTTTAGTGTGAGTTTTTCCTGTCATAACCTGACCTTCATGGGCGTGTTGGTCACCTGTATATTCTGTGCCGTCCTTTTTATAGTGTCCGTCTGTTCTCCAAGAATGATTTTCACCCTCTGACATTCTCTTCTTGAGTTCTGCTCTGTCCTTTTTGAGTGAGTCTAATTTTTCAGACTGAGACTTCTTGTTCCAATCTCTTTTTATTCTATCAGACTGTGCCTTTGCAATCATAACACCAAGATCAGTTTCTTTGACACAATTGGGAACAACTTTGTCCCCTTTCTTTTTCATACCAGCCTGTTTGTATCCATCCCAGCATTTTTCAGTTATTTTTCTCGGCATACCGCAAGTTTTACACACCTTTTGTTTACAATCACAATCACAAGAGCAGTAACCTTTTTCTTCTTCTACTTTCTTTGTTTTAGGGTTGTCGTGTGTATATCCCATCTTATTTAATCTGTCGTGGTCTGCTTTATTTTTTGCCAGTACAACTTTATCACCTTTGTACATCTTATGAGGCTTTATTTCAGCTTCTTCTTTTACAGTTCTCCAACCGCCGCCACGTTTCTTGTACCAACGTACTGCCCAACCGTTAGCGTATGCTGAAGGATAAACGTCAAACTTAGCACGTGCTGCTGCCTTAGCACGTGACCATAATGCTGGATTAGTAGGCTTTGACTTTTCTGTAATGTATTCCACTTCTTCTTTTTTTGTTTTCACCATGATAGGTTTACCGCCTTTTCCAGGTCTGTCTGCTACTGGATCTTGTCTACGTTTTCTTCTAGCTGCTGATGCTCTGTCTTTTTTCGACATAGCTTGAGCCTTAGAACGTGGTAAACACTTTGGCTTACCTTCGCCCGGTTCTCTTGCACAAGGTCCTTTTATTTCGCCTTTAGTATCCATGCGAACCCAATCGCCTTTAGGACCTTTGCCAAACCAATCTTTAAGACTCATCTTCTTCCTCTGGTTGTACGTTTACATTTTCCTCATAATAAACAATAACCGCAGTTTGTGATTCAATAAATCTTCTCAGTTCACCCATGTTCAGTGCTATGTTTTCATAATCAGGAACACTGATTGCAAAGAAAACAATATCACCATTCTCTTCCTCAAACCTTTCTAAAAACTCATCTATGTTCTCACCCGTTACCGCATAAAACTCAATGTCATATAATGTGACGGGTTTAGGTCTTGCTTGTATTGGTATCTCTCTGTAAAGATACTCTGTTTCTGTAACTACAATAGGCTCTGGTTGTACAGGTTGCCTACCTCCGAATAAACTTAAACCTGTGCAACTACTCAGTAGTGGTAGGAGCAGGCTTACCAGTAATAATTTCCATTTCATCAAATAATCTCGCTGTAGCGTTATTTACTCTAGTTTCAATCAAACCTGGTCTTTGTGCTGTCAATACTGTTAGGTTATGATTCCTTAATTTTGAAGCTAAGTCATCTGAGTATGCTTCTGCTTCTTGTAATTGTTCCCTTAGCGCATTGTTTGCTAGTTCAAACTGTTGTGCATCTCTCTGTTGTCTTTCTATCGTTTCATTGCTAGTAGCAATGGCTTGTTCAAGCTGTGCTTGATTTGCTCTCAACGTAGCAATGTTTTGATTTAACTGTTCTATATGTGCCTGTGTGTCATAATAATACCAACGACCCACTAAACCCATTCCGACTATAATTAATAAAAGTACAAAGGCAATTTTTCCCATTAGCAGTTCCACCTTCTACGTGCTGCTTTACCTCTTTCGCCTGTCCAACCACGTGACCTTGCACAAAATGATTTACGCCTCTTAGCTGCTTTACTTCCAGGCTTCAACTTGCTGGGAGGTGTAGTAACAGCGGTCTGTAGTTTACTACCAGGATTCTGCCTGCGGTATTTCTCAACACCTTTCTGTGTCAACCCTGCACCCTTATCAGTAGGACGCTTATGACCGCCTTTCTGAGTCATGCCTTCCATTCCCTTGGCTTCTTCTAAAAACTCTTTAAATGTTTTCATGTCGGTTATTCACCTGGTAGGGCTGGATCTAGTTCTTCAGATGGTTCCTCATAGTCAGAATTAGCAGACCAAGAACCTTCGCTGTAAATATACTTGTTACCTATCCAATCATCAGGAGGAGTAACTCCGGTAACCATAGTGCAATTACTACTGTTCATATCTGCAATAAAAAAATCAGGAGTTGTTGTACTATCGCTGCCTATTGTGACAGAAGCATCGTCCTCAAATATATATTTGGAAATATTAGTAGTATTTTCTATAATTGTTTTCATTTTATTCCTCCATCCATTCAGTCACAGGATCTTCAGGGTGACTGTAACCTGGTATTACTGTCCAAACACCATCACTATAAGTGTATTTACATCTTGCATAATCGCTGGGAGGTGTAACATTTTCTACTAAGGTAGAATTAGTATTATTTAAGTCAGTTATTACCCAATCAGATATAGTGACCGAATTAGTATCCAGTACAACACTGTCATCATCCCCAAAAATGTACATGGATAAGTTATCAGAATTTCTTAAAAGTGTTTTCATTTCTTTCTTTTCCAATTCATTTGGTCAATTTGTTTTTGTAGTTTCGCTATCTCTTCCATAATTTCTGTTGTACCACCAGGAGCAACAGGAGGATGAGACCACTCTTCTAATTTTTCTATTCTATTTGCCAAACCAGGATATTGTGATGCCCATTTAGCTTCTTTCTTTGCTATATTTATATCATATTTAACGGCAAGATACTCCATAAAGCGATCTAGTTTTGTTTGAAACCATCTACCCATGCGTGTAGAAAGAAACCACTTACCAAAAGCAGAACCAAAAATACCAGTTAAGGCAGCCCTAAGGAGTATCCAATACACTACAGTTCCTCTCTAGGAACAATAGAGCTATGACCGAACCAACAAACAGCTTTCCAAGCACACCACTTCTTCCATCCTGCTACGTGTTCTGCGGAAACTTCCATTGCCTCTTTGAACACCTTGTCTGCTGCTACTTTTGCGTCTGCAACAAGACACATATCTGCTGCATCACCCTGAGCAGCTCTGTACTGACGAATACACCAATACAAGTAATCGTGTACTACGCCTGCACGTGCTACGTCAAAGGGTGCAATGAACCACCAAATGCCTCTGGGAACAGATGCTAAATCAGTTTTAAAACCTTTAGGCACAGTGATTTTCATCTTTGTGTTTACTTTGGCGCCTACCGCCTTTAATGTTTTTGCTTCTGTTTCATTAAGAACATCAGAATCAAATGCTAGTGACAGATCAAGTATCCAAGTGCTAGGAGGCTGAAAATCTGCATCAAGCAATCTATTAAATTTTGCCATTGTTAATCTCCAAAATATTTGTTAAGCATTTCTAGTTTGTCATCATATTCAGCCATTTGTGATAGTTCACCTTCAATAGCTTCCATAATATCAGAGTGTTCTCCTATACCTGCAGGATTTTTTAAGTACACTTCAACATTCACACGGTGTTTTTCAATGTGACCTTCAAAGTGTTTTCTACTTGCATCTAATAATTGATCTCGTAATTTCATCGTCCTAAACTCGCTAAATGTTCTAATCTAACCATTAATCTTTCAGCCCTGTTGGTCACTTGTCTATACCAACGACTGTCTCGTCCTTCTTTTGCTGCTTCCAACCAATCACCACTTTCAATAGCAGCATTAAACTTCTTGAAACCAGAGAGGCGAGGGCGCCCCATATTAAACATCATATTAACCAAGATCTCCTGTACTTCACCCGGCAACTTTCCAAAGTCCCCTTCTCCGTATAAATTATGACATTCGCTAATTGCTGTGTCGAGATCCTTACTGAAACATTCTTTGACTCTTTCTTCTGAGACTGCTGTTCCAACTTCTTGTCCGTGTTCGGCATCCGCTTCGGTAACAAGGTGACCGACTCCGAATGTTGGATACCCGAGGTGGTCTTTGTATATTTCATACTCTACCCCCTCGTCTATTTTAAGTTGTTCGTATATCGCTTCTCTGTTCATTCAAAAATGCTCCGAAAGATAATCTTGTTTGATCCTCATTCAAACCCATGCCGTTTCTAACAGCATGAAAAAGTTTCTTAGCATGATCGTGTGAATGATCTGGATGTAACCCCGCTTTAAAACTTTCTAAGTCATTATTGCCTGCGTGTGATCGCATCTTAGTACCACTGATACCTTCTACACCCTCAGCATCTGGATCCCTTGAACCTGCTGACTTTATATGTATTTTGTCAAAATGATATTCACCATCAGGACCATTGTATTTATTTGCTAAATTTTTAAAATCTTCTACTCTATCTGAACCAACTACCATAGTAACTTTCTTGTATCCTTCCTGATGTATTTTTTTCAAGTGTGCAAGAAAGTGAGGCGACTCTTTACTAGAGTGTTCTATATTTGTTTTAGGATGTACGTGCTTTAGGTAGTCTACTTTGTGATGTGGGTGCAATGGATTTTTATGTTTGTCTTGAGAATGACTAACTACCACACGATGGTCTGCACCAATTTCTTTTGCGTGGTTGTGTACAGTATCTATGAGTTTACTGTGTCCAGCAGTAGGAGGATTCATCCTACCGAATGTAAATACCATGTGTTTATCAGCCACTTTGTTTCCTCGCATCTCCTGCTGCAAAGTTCATTCTGCTAAACTCATGTCTTAATACAAACTTAGATGGTCTGTTGTTATGATAAACTACATAACCTTCAGGGGTTGTAGGCGCCCCATCAACTTCATGTCCCATACTGTGGTGACCGTCCATTGCAGTAGTTAAAACATTTTTAGCATTTTGCAAATGCTTGTGTACTTCTAGTGCTGCATTTACGTGTCCATCGTCTACACTAGCAACCATACGTTTACCTGCATTTATTTGCGCTTCTTGTCCAGCAGCAGTTTTTCTCTTGGTTGCTTCTTTTGCATGATGATCTGTAATGTGTTTTTTAAGTCCTTCAGCAGAAGGAGCTGAGTTGTCTCTCACTGCTCGGTTAATATGCACTTTGAGTTTTTCTGCGTGTTTTTGTGTGTGTTCATAAGCACCCTTAGGAGCTTTTCTGTAGGCATCCATAGCCTTTTTTATGTGAGAACTGTACTCATCCTGCATAGCTTTTGTATAAGGAACGTGTTGTGTTTCGTGGTGAATCGGAAACTGATGAACATCATCATGGTGTTCTAGTTCAGGTATGTGACCCTGTTTGACTGTCATGTCAGACCACTTTTTTCCTTCGTAAGCTGTGTGTATTGCTACACCTATTTTAGAATTTACTGCCTTTTTTGCGTGCTCAGAATTTGCAGGATGATGATATGTGATAAGCTGTGTTTTATGTGAAACCCTATGTCCTTCGTGTTTTACATCATCAGGCGTGTGCATAATGTCTGCTTGATATACACCTTTACCATCATGTATTTTCGGCAAGTGTTCTAATGCTGCATTTAGTTTCTTTACTAGACCAGGTACTTTGCCATGGTTTTTTTGAATGTCTTCCGGCGTATAATTTATTTTAGGAGTTTTGTTAAATACGGACTTTGAACCGACAAAAAACTTACCTGTCTCTGGGTGAGTGCCAAAAACTACTGAGGGTGAGCCATCATATTTTGTTGTTACTTTTGTAGAGTTATCTCTACCGGAAAGGTGTTCGTGTACACCGTTAAGCGTGTGATAGGCATGAGCAAACCCTTCAGCACCTCCGTGTATGACATGATCTTCAACGTGTTCTAGGTGCTTTAATTTATCTTCTGAGTTTGCTTCTACAATGAATTTTCGTAAACTAAGCATACTTGTATTTATAACATTCTAGTATAGGAGAAATTTATTTTTTCTTTTACTGTTCCAACTAAATCAACTTCCTTAGGAGAAGGTTTAGGTAGTCTGATTAACATTTCTTCATCATCGTAAGTTATCATGTTAACCGATTTATCTACCACTGCTGTTCTTCCTCCTCTGACAACAGTGATTCCCAAACTAGGAGATAATTTAGATGCAGTTGTAACAGCTTCTAATCTTTCGTGGAATTCACGATCCCCTTTATGATAACCTGTAAATGATTCATCATATCCCCCAGCTTCCCAATATTTTTCTTTACTAACTAAAAAAATATTTTGATGTCCAGGATACCTATAATATTTTTTGTTAACCGCATTCATCATTGCAAATCTATACAATTTTTCTTTTCTAAACTTTATAGTCTTTAAGAATCCTATACTATCCGGAGACATTAAACAATCAATATCTAAATATAAAACAAAATCAGTAGACGCAAGTTTCGTTATCAGATTTCTACATCCATGACCATTGAAACCTAAATCTTCATCTACTTGCCAGAGTTGAAAGTTAGGTATATCTAAATCTTTGAGTATATCGTATGCGGGATATTTTTGTGAACCATCATCTACTAAAATGATTTCCACTTCAGGCGGGTATCTAAGCCAAAACTCTAATTGATTTTTTAAAAGATTTGGCTCATTGTAATATGTAAAACCAACTGTAAACCTATATTCCTTGGAGTCCATCTAATTGCTCAGTTACATCTATATTCGTAATATCTTCTGCCGGGAAATCAATACTACCTGCATTTTCTAATTGAAAAAACTCAGCGTGGGTTAAATTTTTATCATCATACAATTCAAAACCTGAATATACTTCTTTAGTTCCTTGCCCAATTTTACCTTCAAGATAATGGACGACTTTATTTATAGATTGACCAACTTCTTGCCACGTTGGTTCTTTATCAAACCTAGCAACAATATATTCAGATCCGTCAATGACTCTCCACATGGGCAAATCTTCAGATCCTATATTTTTGAAAACTTTAGTGGTAGCGACTAGCTTTAGTTTCATTATAATACTCCGGACACTTTTCTATTTCTGATAAGTTCACTTTATATTTAGTCGCCAATTTACTAGCAGTAGCTTTCCAATATGCTTTGAACGAAGGATCTATTGTTTTACGACTAGCTATAACTACTTTTGCTATTTTTCGTTTGTGATCGTTATTCATCAGTCATGTTCTCCATCCAACAAGCCATTTCATTAGCCCATTTTGCAAGTTTTTCATTGACCATGTCTCGGTAGTCCCAAGAGTCATAGTCTTCATGCTCAAAATCAACACCGCCTTCGTCTAACCAAGTTTTCTCAAAGTATTTGTGATCTTCTTCTTCAACATCCCAATCACTATTTGCCCAAACAGCGGCACCTGCAAAGTTTACATATTCGTCTATGTATGTAAGCTCAATACGCACTCTAGGGTCAAAATCCTCAAGATGTCTAGCTAAGGTTTTTGTGAAAGAAAATATGCTACACCAAGCACTAGTGATACTGACAAATTCATTGCCTTCCTCATAGTAATCAACATACGCCCATTTAGGACCTACGTGATCCTCCATCCATTGCCTTGTAGGATAATCTTCATTGTCCCACTCAGGTAAGAATCTTGCATTTTCAATGCCTTCTTGCTCTGATAGTTCAGAAAAAATGCGTGAGAATTCATTTATACAAGCATGATTGCCTGTAACTTTTAGAAAGTTATCAACGTGATTTGCCATTAGTATCTCCGAAATTGAAAAGTGGGCAGTTTAGTGGATGTCATGCCCAGGACCCAGGCTTTTAGAATATCAAGGCAGGCCTGATTCGCCTCATAACAAAATAGTTCCTATTCAAATACAGAGGAACCTGCTGCTCGATAAGCAGCTGCAATCATAGCACGGCTAGGAGTACCAAGGCGATAAACAGTGGCACCGTTCTTAGCTGTGTTAGTATAGATAGGTTGACCACTTGCACGAAGCTCGCTAATACGCTTGCCAAGTGAAGTGACACCAAATAGGCCTCGTGCCTGACCTGCAGACAGCGACTGACCAGACCTAAGAAAATTCAGAACCTTTTGATTCTGAGTTGTAGCAGTAACATTAGACATATATGTCTCCTTTCATTACTAAAGTTAATCCCACTTTTTATGGGAGCCAATACGCTCATTTTGAGTATAACCGAGCATATATTCTTTATATTCTACACTATTTTTATCAGTGATGTCAACCCTCTCGGAGGTGTAGGTGGCGCCTACATAATAATGCGGATCTTCACCACGCTGATAATAACTATCTGCAGAACCACGGTCATAAGGACCGCCATGTCTTGTATTAGCCATTAGAAAGTCTCCTTTTGTCCAGTTTTCAAATTACGCATCTCTAGAATCACATAATCAACTCTAGGACTTTGCGTTACTGAACCTGCCCAAGCGCAGGCGTCTTTCCACGACATGAAACCCATCTTGTCTGTGTGATGAATTCCATTTAAGTTACCTTTTAAAAAGTAACGGTCAAACTCTACCTGACAAGGATAATTAGGCATTGCAAGCCTCCTTGAGCCAACGCTCGGCTGTCTCCATGTCAGGAGCATACTGGATGAAAGCGTTGAGGCTTTCGATGTCCCCATGCTCATCCTCCAACATCGCATTGATCCGGTCGTCCCAGATCTTGGCCTCCGCCTCTAACTCGGCGAAGGTGGTGGGGAGGGCACCACGATAACGGAAACCCCATACGTCCTTAGACGCATCTGAGATATAGCTATGTAGCTCATCTACATAAGCCTGCCCAGCTACTTCTGGAGTAGCGTAACGGCCTGCATCAGCGCCGTCAGCAACAATCTCGTAACCCATCCAATCTAACTTAGTCATATACAGTCCTCACAACCGTTTTGTCATTGTTTATATGCTATATTATACACGAATCTGAGGAAATGTCAAGCATTTTTTCACTTTTTTTGAAATCTTTTCCTCAATAAAATCAATAACTTATATGCTTATAATACTGTCTTTAGATTCAAATGTCAAGCCCTAAAAAACCCAACAAAATCAATAACTTAGTGAAGCCCTACAAGGGTCTGAGAGACGCTATGATCTAAACACTATGTAGGACTG